AGAATTTTCTTGATATTTCTAATTGTTTCTAATTGTTTGAATTGGGTAGTTTAACGGCTACCCTTTTTTTGCCTAAAAGTTAAAATTTTGTTAAAGTTTTAAAAAATAGTTTGTAATTAAAAAAAACATTATAAATTTGCTTCATCAAAATAAAACAATTAACAAATGAAAGATTTAATCGACTACCAAAGATTCCAAGTTGAAGCATTACAAAAACGTATCTGCGAACTTGAATCAAAACTTAATGAAGTTAAAACACACATATTTGAATTATGTGATGAAGATTGCCCAAACGAATACAAAACAATTATTAAACAAAAAACTTACGAATTATGAAAGAATTATCATTACACGAAAAATTAAGCAAAATCCAAGTAGAATTTAAAGCTAACAAATCAAAGTTTAACTCTTTTGGAAAATACAACTTCCGTTCAGCAGAAGATATTTTAGAAGCGTTAAAACCTTACAACGAAAAATATGGTGTATTTTTTACAATTAATGAAGAAATGCAAACTTATGCTTTATTGACAAATAATAACGATTCTATTATTCCAACAATAATAAGTAAAGCAACTATTTATGATAACAATGGTTTAAACGAAATTACAGCTACTGCAATAGTAGGTGTAGACTTACAACAAAAAGGTATGCAAGTTCCTCAACAATTTGGTTCTGCATCTTCTTATGGTAAAAAATACGCATTGGGTAATTTACTTTTAATTGATGACACACAAGACCCTGATGCAACTAATACACACGGAAAACCTGCTGCAACTACAACAACTGAAGTTGAGCAAAAATGGTTAAACATAGGTCAACCTGAATTTACAAAAGCAATAGAGTATTTAAAAGGTGGCGGAAGTATTGACGTTATAGAAAAAAAATATAAATTAGCCAAAAAAGTAAAAGACGAACTTTTAAAAGTAAAATAATATGAAAATAAAAAAAGGTGATATTTTAGTTATAAAAAATATAGGTCGTATGTATTCAACATATACTGATATGTTTGAAAAATTATCTTTTAATAATATATTTAAAAATAATGATATTAATAATGGTGATATTGTAGTTGTTTTTAATATATCAAAACACGAAACAGCAAATATAAAATTATATGCAGTTACTACAATAGATGGGAAACAAGGTTTGTTTAGTAAAAAAGCCTTTTACAAAAAAATATAAAAACTGAATAGCCGACAACAGTAAAAAAAGGTAGGCAAAGTAAAAATAAATATTATGAGTGCAATTATCAATTTAAGTATTAGAGTTGACAAATTACCAAAAGAAAAGTTTGTAATGGGTAAAGACGGAGCAGTTTACTATAACTGTACGTTAGGAATTAACGACGACGCTAACCAATGGGGTCAAAACGTATCTTTAACAGATTCACAAACAAAAGAAGAACGTGAAGCTAAAAAGTCAAAAAACTATTTAGGAAACGGAAACGTGGTTTGGACTGATGGAAACATTAAGGCAGTTAAAAAAGAAACTGCAACGCAACAAGCTGCATCTTTAGTAGATGACAATTTACCATTCTAAATTAATTAGGGAGTTTAAACGCTCCCTTTTTTAAACAAAACAATTATGAAACAAATAAATTTATTTGGAAGTGAATTTACATCCAATGATGAAAATAAATATACTAAAAAAGTAGAATCACCAATTTATGAGCCAAAAAATAAAAAGCCTCATATATTTGAACTTTATGATAAATCAAAAACTCAAAGATTAATAAGAGAAATTGAAAAATCATCTTTAGGGTTTGAAGAAAAAAATTTTTTAATTGATTCAGCAAGAAGACATAATGTTTTTAATTATGAAAAAATTGCAGATTATTATGCAAATTCAAGCAAAGAAATGCAAAATTTAATGGAAAAATCAGCTTTAGTTATTATAGATTTTGAAAAAGCAATTCAATTAGGTTATGTTAAATTATGTGATGAAATACGAACTCAATATTTAGAAGTATATGAACAATAAAGATTTTGCAGTATTTATATTAACGCACGGTAGACCAAATAATGTAAAAACTTTAAATACTTTAAATTATAGTGGTTATACAGGTAAAATATATTTTATAGTTGATAATGAAGATAAAACTATAAACGAATATCAAAAAAACTTTGGAAAAGAATATGTTAAAATATTTGATAAAAAAGAATTTGCTGATAAAGTTGATGAAGGTAATAATTTTGACGAAAGAAGAACAATTACACATGCAAGAAATGCTTGTTTTAAAATTGCAAAAGAAATAGGAATTACTTATTTTGTACAATTAGATGATGATTATACAAGTTTTGAATGGAGATATAAAAGTAATGATGGTAAAAAATTAAAAGTTCATAAAATAACAAATCTTAATAATATAATTGATTTACATTTAGAATTTTACAAAAATACTAATTTTAAAAGTATTGCATTTGCACAAGGTGGAGATTTTATTGGTGGTGTTACTAATCCTTATGTTAAAAAAAGACCATTGCTTCGTAAATGTATGAATAGTTTTTTTTGTAGTACAGAAAGAGAATTTCAATTTATTGGAGCAATGAATGAAGATGTAAATACATATACTACATTAGGAAGCAGAGGAGAATTATTTGGAACAATACCAATGATAAGTTTAACTCAATCTGCAACTCAAAGTCAAAAAAGTGGAATTACTGATATGTATAATAGGTTTGGAACTTATTGTAAATCTTTTACAACAGTAATGATGCATCCAAGCAGTGCAAAGGTTTCTATAATGAATACTTCAAATCCAAGAATACATCACTCTATAAAATGGATTAATACAACTCCAATGATAATCAATGAAAAATATAAAAAATAATGACAGAACAAGAAACAATAAACAGAATGTTAATGGAAGTGCTTGAAGAAGATTGCTACATTAATCCTGAACAAGAAATAGAATATCCAATTCCTGCAATTAGTTTTGGTGAAAAAGAATACGAAACAAAAGATGGATATAAAACCTATCCGCTTCCAATAGGAACATATGGAAACTTTAGTTTTATACAAGCACCTCCAAAATCTAAAAAGACGTTTTTTATTTCGCTTTTAAGCGCAGTTTATATGAAAAATGAACTACAAGGCTTTGGAGGTAATTTAAGAGGTAATAGACAAGATAAACATATGATTCATTTTGATACAGAGCAAGGAAATTTTCACGCTTCAATGGTTTTTAAACGTCCATTACAAATGACGGGTTTAAAAGATGATAAATATCATACTTACGCATTACGTCAATTAGGTTTTAAAGAACGAGTTTCTTTTATTGAATACATACTTTATGACAAATTAGAAGGCAAAGATATTGGATTAGTAATTATAGATGGTATTGCAGATTTATGTTCCGATGTGAATAGTATAGAACAAGCTTCAGAAGTTGCTCAACATTTAATGCGTTGGTCAAAAGAATTAAATTGTCATATTGTAACTGTAATCCACTCAAATTTTGGAACAGATAAACCAACAGGGCATTTAGGTTCTTTCCTTGAGAAAAAAGCTGAAACACAAATACAATTAGAGTTAAACACAGTAAATAAAGAATTGGTTAAAGTAAGTTGTAAAAGAAGTAGAAATGCAAGTTTTGAAGATTTTAACTTTAAAGTAAACAATTTTGGATTCCCTCAAGTTGAAGGTGATTTATATGATATATTAAAAAATGTTAATTGTTAATAACTTATTAATAAATTTGAACTATGGAAAATTTAACTATTAAAAATCATTTACAGGCTTTACAAGTTTCAACTTCAAGAATGTTAGTTTACAATTCTGATAATCCTGAATTATTAGCTTACTTTAAAGACGTGATGTTTAAAATAGATATGATAGAACAACTATTACAAATTGATTCAGTATTAGATTGGCAAAGTATTGAAGAAGCGTATAAATCAATTCTAAATCAAGATAGTGAATTAACTGATGTTGATATTCGTATTAGTTTAAAACCTGCAGTAGAGCAAAAGGTAGCAAAGATAACTGCTCGATTATATTAGTATGAAAGTATGTACTAAATGTGGAAAAGATAAAACTTTTGATAATTTTGTAAAAGACAAAACTAAAAAAGATAATTATAGTAATAAATGTAAATCTTGTGCAAAAGAATATTATGATTTAAATAGACAAAAAATTCTTGAACAAAGAAAAGAATATAGACAAAACAATAAAGAAAATATTTCTATATTAAGAAAAATAACATATCAAGAAAAAAAATATTATCATAAAGAATATTATAAAATTAATAAAGAAAAAATAAAAGAATATCGTAAAAAAAATCAACATAATTTAAAAGAATATCATAAATTTTATCAAAGTAAAAAAAAGAAAAAAGACCCTATATTTAAATTTAAAAGTAATGTTAGAAGTTTAATTTCAAGTTCTTTTAAAAGAGGAAAAAATGAGTTTGGTAAAAATGCAAAGACGGAACAAATTTTAGGTTGCACAATTGAAGAATTTAGAAGTTATATTGAAAATAAGTTTGTTAAAGATATGTGTTTTAATAATTATGGAAAATGGCATTTAGACCACATAATACCAATATCAATTGCAAATACTGAAGAAGAAATAATAAGACTAAATCACTATACAAATTTTCAACCATTGTGGGCGGAAGATAATTTTAAAAAAGGAAACAAAATAATAAATTAAAAATTATGATTTATATAATACTTGCGTTAATAGTTTTTTTACTTATTTGGGCAGACCAAACAGGTAAAGATATTCAGATAGCATCTATTCAGGGTTTTATGTTAGGAGTTCTTTACGATTGTGACGTACAAGAACAGGAAAAATACTATACTATTCAAGTTTTGATTGGTGTATTAGCAATAAACATTTTATGGGAAACGAACTAATATTAGAACGAGTTGCAAAGTACCACAAAGATTGGGTAGAACTTGCTTCGATATTTGATAAAGATTGGGCTGAAGATATTGTACAAGAAATGTATCTTTTGCTGCATAAGTATAAAGTATCAGAACAGCAAATGTTTACAAATGGCAAACCAAATCGTGGATATGTATTTATAATAATTAGAAACATACACTTTCAACTTCATAATATTAGAAAACGGATTGACAAATGCGAATTAAATGATGAAATTTACAACTTAATTGATGACTATTCAGAAGATAAAGAAAACGAATGGAACGATTTTAGGATAAAAGCAGAACAAGAGGTTAACAGTTGGGAATGGTACGATAAAAAGCTATTTACTTTATATAGAGATAATAAAACCTCAATAAGAAAATTAGCAAAAGAAACAGGAATTAGTTTCGTTTCTATATTCCACACATTAAAAGCTAATAAGCAAAAGCTAAAAAGATTATTACAAGACGATTACGATAATTTAAAACTTTAAAATTATGAAAAACAAATATTATTTGCGAAGTGTTGAATTAGTACAAGACGATATAAATGGTATGTTATATTATGTAGCAATTTATAGTAATGGTATTAAAAAAAGAATTGAACATATTAATTTTGAACTTTCAAATTCAATAAGCATAGAATTAACTTAAAACTTTAAAAAAATGGCAAGACAAAGAAAATCAAAAGGGCTTGGTGATACAATAGAAAAAATCACTGAAGCAACAGGGATTAAAGCAGTAGTTGATGCAATATCAGAAGCCACAGGAATTGATTGTGGGTGTGGTGAACGTAAAGACTTACTTAACAAAATGTTTCCTTATAAGAAAACTGAATGTATTAACGATGTAGATAACGAGTGGTTAACTAATTTTTTCTCAACTACTAATAATCAGTTAACACCAAAGCAGCAAAACAGAATTACTGAAATTTATAAGAATGTATTTAACGAAAACATACAGCCTTCAAATTGTGGTTCTTGTTGGAGAGATAAAATAAACGAACTCAAACAAGTTTACGACACGCAAAATGCAAGTAAATAAACAAAATAGGTTTGAAGTATCTTTTGATAAAACAAAGTTCAGTTTATTAAACAAAGACAAGAAGATTGCTTGGCTATTTAGAAGTTCAGAAGTTGGAAAGTGTGCAAAGATATTTGATGACTACTATAATTCAACTGAAACTTTAACTCCAAAAGATTGGTTCTTGTTTTATAAGTCAGTAATGGGAGTTGATATACTAAAAGAAGTTTCCAATAAGATTATGGAAATAACTAAATTAGATGAAGATACCTGTTTTGAATATACAAAGTTCAGAGTTCTTGGTCAAACTTGGAATGGTATGTTAAACGAAATAGATTTGATTAACGAACTTAAACAAGAATTTCCAAACATTGAATTTAGAAAGGCAAACTATAATTTAGATGAAAACTATTTTACTGATTGGGAAGCATACAGCCACGGAAAGTTATTTTTAGGTTTACAAATTAAACCAATAACGTATCAGTATATGAATACTCCGTATCAGAATCAGGCTAAATTGAATCACGAACTGCAAAGACAAAAATACAAAGATGAGTTTAAAGTTCCGCATTTTTTAATATATTACGAGAACAATAAACTACAAGACAAACAAAAAGTAATAGACAGAATAAATACATTATTAATAAACTTAATAGAAGTAAGATGAGTGCAATACAATTAGAATATTTAAAACAAGTTATCCTTTCACAACTATTATTGGAATGTAACGAAAATTTACGCTTTACAATACAATACAAGCAACAAATTAAGAATAGGGTAAACTTACTTAACAAGGATTTAGAAAGTGTCGTACATAAAGAATATGCGAGTATTTATAAAACCGACCCTGAAATGACTACAAACATTTTAAACAAGATAGAAAGTTTGGTTACTAAATTAACAACCTCTACTTTAGATGAGTTAATTATGATTGATGCTGTTATTGATAAATACAACGATAACAAAGAATGGTTTAAAGAATATGCAGAAACAGAATTTTTAAAAATAGACTAATGAAACTAAAAGAAAAATTTATCAAAGAAAGTTGTGATATAAGATATCAAGTTTTAGAACCTGCAAAATTTGAAAAAATAGCAGATGATTACGCAATTGAGTTCGCGAAGTGGATTAGTTATAAATACAAATATTTAGATAATAAAGGTTGGTTTGCAACTACTTATCAATTAGAGATGGGAATTTTCTTATCTTCAAAAGAATTATTAGAAATATTTAAAAAACAAAACGGATTATGAGCAAAATAACACCAATACACTATATGACAGAATCAAGAGTTGATGTAATAGACTTTTGTAAAATGTACGATATGAATTTTAATCGTGGAAACATAGTAAAGTATTTAGCACGTGCAGGTAAAAAAGATAATGAACTTGATGACTTGCGTAAAGCCTTGAATTATTTAATGCGTGAAATAGAACACCACGAGAAACTTCAAGAACAATGGATAGAAAATAATAAGTAGGGTAACACCTACTTTTTTTTTGTTAAATTTTTGTTAAAATGTTAATAAGTAAAAAATAAGTATTATATTTGCTGTATCAAACAATTAAAACAAAAACAATTATGAGAACATTTAAGTACAAACAAGAGCAAGTAGAAGTTGAATACAATACCTATGACGACGGTGATAAAGAATATCACCCTGAAATTATTATTGAAGCAGTTTACTTTAATGGAGTAAATATACTTCCTGTAATGAGCCAAGATGATGAGATAGAATTAAAAGAAGAAATGACCGATAAACTATTTGCATAATGAAAACAGAAATCATAAACGAATTAGACAACCTTATTCAATTAAGCAAAGATTTAGACAACGCTTATATGAAAAATAAATTGCGTGATATTAAAAAGCTACTGCTAAAAGAATGGAACGAATCAGATTTATATTACGAACAAATAAAAGAAGTATTAAAAGAAGAAGAAACAATAAACAATTTAAACAATTTAATGGATTTTAATATATGATAACAACATTTGATAACAAACAATGGAACAAAGAAGAACTGTTAGCTAATATGTATGATGATAGTTTTTATTATGGTTATTTAGGGCAAAACGCTTTAAGTAGTTCTACTATTAAAACATTAGTAAACTCTCCAAAGACTTATTACTTTACAACTAAATACGGAAGTGGTGAAACTCAAGCCTTACGTGATGGCAAACTATTCCATACAATGATATTAGAACCCGAGAAGTTAAACGATATAATATTTGTTGATGCAGCTACAAAAGCATCGAAGGAATATAAACTTGCAAAAGAAACAGGTAAAGAAGTTTATACTAAAAACGAGAAGAAAGCTGCTGAACGATTATGCGATGCTTTATTAAGAAACGAAGCAGTAAAAGAATACTTAACAAAAGCAGAATATGAAGTACCACAAATAGCAATGATTGATGGAATACCAATAAGAGCAAAAGCAGATATAATAAAAGGAAATACTATTATAGATTTAAAAACCACAACAGGAATAAAAGACTTTAGATATTCAGCAGATAAATATTCTTATGATTTACAAGCGTGGTTGTATCGTGAAATGTTTGGAGTAGATAACTTTATATTTATAGCTATTGACAAGGGCAGTTTAGATATTGCTATATTTGAATGTAGTGATGAATTTTACGAGAAAGGCAAACAAAAGTTTGAGCAAGGTGTTAGCAACTACAAATACTTTTTTCAAACAGAAGGAGTAGATTTAGACCAATATGTATTAAGAGGTGTATTATAATGGAAATAGTAACAAAAGATGAAGCGTTTGCTATGACTCTATACGATATTGCACAAGGTGAATCGTTAGAAGGTATGCGACTTATTTTAAAAGATTATGAAGAGCGTGAGCAGTTTGAAATTTGTGCAGGAATACATTTAGCAATAGAAGTAAGCTCGTTTCTTACATTAACCGCAGTAGTTGAAGGACACTTTGAAAACAATATAGAATTAACATTTGATGAATTATGACACCAAAAGATAAAGCAATGGAATTAATGTTAATGTACTATGACTTAATTCCAATGAATACTATTAGTTTTGCTAAACAATGCGCATTAATAGCAGTAGATGAATTAATAGAGCAAGAAAATAGTTATAATAATGGAAGTTTTTATCCGTCAAAATATTGGAAAGAAGTAAAACAAGAAATAGAAAAGTTATGATAATAGAAAAAATAAAACAAGAAACAGGAATAGATGTAACTTTAAAAAGTAGAAAGCGTGAACAAGTAGAAATGAAAACATTAGCATCATTTTTATTTAGACAAAAAGGATATTCTTTAACACAAATAGGAAAAGAATTAAACTTAAACCACGCAACTATAATACACCACTTAAAAATATATGAAACTGTTAAACACTATAACCCAAAGATACAAGAGTTAGAAAATACTATAATAGGAAATAAACCTGATTTAGTAGTTGAATCATTACAGCTTACAAACAAATTAAAAGACATTGAAATAGCTGAACTTAAAAAACAAATAGAACAATTAAAAAAGCAACATACTAATAAAACTATAAACAGGTTGATACCTTTATTAGAACACGAAGACATAAAAGAAAAGTTTGAAGCATTTTTAAACATTAACGAGAAAGCAAAATACTATAAGAAATATGAATAACTTACAAACAGCAAAAGAAAGGGCAGAAAACTATATGAAGCTAAAAGCAGGATATAAACAAACACCTTTACAAAGAATACAAAGAGTAATTAACTTCTATTATAAAAGAGGTTGCAATAAAGAATCAGTAAACACAATTTATAAGAAAATACTAAAAGATAAATTTAAGATATGAAACTACAATTAACAGCATACAAAAAACAATACACTATTGAAACTGAAAATGATGATTTATGTATTGATGAATACTTTGATATAATCATTGGCTTACTTATACAAGCAGGTTTTCATAAAGAAACAATAGACAAAGCAATATATTTACTAACTTTAAAAGAAGAACAAGATGCCTGATATAACAATGTGCGACGGACAAGGTTGTGAATTAAAATCAACCTGCTACAGATATAAAGCTGAACCAAATAAATACGGACAAACGTATTTTACTGAAGCACCTATCGAAGATGAACAATGTGATTACTATTGGGAAGTAAAAGAAAAATAAAATGTTAAACACAATTATAAACGATATTGATATAGTTTTAGAAGCTATTTCAAACAACGATTTACAAGATGCTATTAATATGTTAACTGAAATACAACAAGAGCTAATTATATTAGAAGCATTTGAAGATTAACAATTAGCAAAATCTATTATTTTTAAATTGAATAAACAAATTATTTCAAATGGAAAATAAAAGAGGTGGTATTAGAGAAGGTGCAGGTAGACCAAGTAAAGCTGCTGAGGTTGCTTTAATTGAAAAACTAACACCATTAGAGCCATTAGCATTTGCTGCATTAGAAAAAGGTTTAGAGCGTGGTGATTTTAAATTCACTCAATTATTCTATAATTACTATGCAGGTAAACCACGTGAAACAAAAGATGTTACTTTAATTAGTGAACAGCCTATATTTGATATAAGCGATTTAGACGACATTTAAACAACGATAATGGAATTTATAGTAACTACTGCTTTAAAGAAGTTATTGCGTCTTAAAAAGCGTATAAAGGTTGTTAGAGGTGGAACTTCTGCTTCTAAAACATTTTCTATTTTGCCTATACTAATAGATAGAGCAATTAAGACACCCGATTTAGAAATATCAGTAGTATCAGAATCAATACCACATTTACGCAGGGGTGCATTAAAAGACTTCTTAAAAATAATGATGGCACTTGGTAGGTACAACGATAACCAATTTAATAAGAGTACACTTAAATATACTTTTGTTAACGGAAGTTATATTGAATTCTTTAGTGTTGATCAACCTGATAAATTACGTGGAGCAAGACGTAATGTTTTATATGTTAATGAGTGTAACAATGTTGACTTTGATTCTTACTACCAATTAGCTATTCGTACTTCAGGCGAGATATGGTTGGATTATAATCCTTCAAGTTTGTTTTGGGTTGATAGGGAATTGTTAACTCAAGATGATGTTGATTTTATAACTTTAACTTATTTAGATAATGAAGCGTTATCTGATACAATAGTAAAAGAAATAGAATCAGCAAAAGAAAAAGCAAAGACTTCATCTTATTGGGAAAATTGGTGGCAAGTGTACGGACTTGGGCAAACAGGTTCATTAGAAGGAGTTTGTATTCCTGAATGGCAAGAGATTAACCTACCAACTGAAGCAAGACTATTGTGTTATGGTATGGATTGGGGTTACAGCAATGACCCTACTTCTTTAATAGCTATGTATAAATATAACGATGCTTATATATTTGATGAGTTGATTTACCAAAAAGGTTTATTAAATTCAGACATAAGCGATTTGCTTAAAACAAATCAAGTAAAGGATATTGTTTATGCCGATAGTGCTGAACCAAAATCAATAGCCGAATTAAATAGTTACGGACATAATGTTTTACCTGTTACAAAAGGCAGGGATAGTATTGTATATGGACTTAATTTAATTAATCAAAATAAGGTTTATGTAACCTCAAGAAGTAAGAACTTAATCAACGAACTTCAAAACTATATTTGGATGGTTGACAAACAAGGTAACAAACTAAATAAACCTATTGATGCTTATAACCACGCAATAGATGCTATGCGTTATGCTATGACTTCACAATTAGAAAACCCACACAAAGGAAACTATTATATCTATTAATGACATACGGAGAAATCATAGCCACAATAGAATGCTACATACATTTAAAGACAAATCAAAATGTATTAATAGCTATGCCGAGAAACGTAGGTGAAATAAAGAAAATGAAAGCTATGTACGAAGTTGCTAAATTAAACGTAGCTTATATGTGGCAAGTATAAAAGTTAAAATTTTGTTAAAGTTTTTATAATTAGTTTGCAGGTTAAAATATTTTATTAATTTTACCTCATCAAACAAAAACAATTAAAAATTATGAGAACAATTACAGGAACAATTTCAGCATCAGTTGCAATGTTAACTGAAAATCATTTAGTACAAATAGCATTTTGTTTATTAACCTTTTATCTTATCTACCGTGAACTTAAAAGCGATAAAGAATTGTCTGAATAACGGAATAACTATTTATCCAATAGTTGTAAACGATATTTACTTTGAAGGCAAAAGAAAAAAGAATTACGTTAAAATAGAAATAAACGTAAACGGCACAAAGAAAATAGGAAGTGATAAATACAAACAAGATGAAACACTTACTAATAAAGTACACGAGTTGTATGAAGTATTAAATTTAAAGTTAGTTTGATAGTTAATAGGGCGTGAGTTCAGTAGTCCACCCAATTACACGCTTCGTGGTGGTAATTAACTAAATTAAGGCAATCAGAAATGGTTGCTTTTTTTTTGTTTTATACAATTCTTACGTTAATTAATTTTTAAAATAAAATATGAAAGTAGATATTAATATACCTGATTCTTTAAATGAAATAACTTTACTTCAATATCAAAAGTTCGATAAACTTATAAAAGATAATGATGCAAGTGATTTTGTTAATCAGAAAACTATCGAAATATTTTGTGGAATAGATTTAAAAGATGTTGCTAAAATTAAAGTTACAGACGTTAACGAAATATTAGAACACCTTAACACAATACTACAACAAAGAACACCATTAAAAAATACTTTTAAATTATCAGGAGTTGAGTTTGGTTTTATACCAAAACTTGAAGATATTACAGCAGGTGAGTTTATAGATTTAGAAAACTATTTAGGTGATGTTGAAACTTTGCACCAAGCAATGGCTGTTTTATTCAGACCTATCAAATCAAAAGTAAAAGGTTTATATACTATTTGCGAATACGAATCAAGCTACCAATACGCAGAGGTAATGAAATATATGCCTTTAGATATTGCTTTAGGTGCTATGGTTTTTTTTTGGACTTTGCAGAAAGATTGCGTGAACGCTTTGACGGATTATATACAGAACGAAGTGGAACAGTCGGAACAAGCGAAGCAGGTTTTGGAAAAAAATGGGGTTGGTATCAGTCAATTTACGCAGCAGCTCAAGGGAATATACTCCGATTCGATGCAGTTACCAAACTTCCAATAACAGCATTAATGATGTGGTTAATGTTTGAGAAAGAAAAAACAGAAATAGAAATTAAAAATTTAAAAAGAAATGCTATATAGAATTATAAAAGAAATTAAAGACGTGCTACTTGAAGAGCCTTTTGTTAACACAGTAACGGAAGGAGATATATTTGAAATTGATTTAAACAAACAAACAATGTTTCCTTTAAGTCATATTATTATAAACCAAGCAACGCACCAAGGTAATGTATTGTCTTTTAATATTACTGTTTTGTTAATGGATATTATAAACCAAAAAGATGACAGCAATAAAGTAGATATTTGGAATACTCAATTACTTTTAGCTACAAGGGTTTTAAATAGATTAAACAGAGCAGATATTGCTTCTGACTTTTGGGAGTTAACAGGTCAACCTACTTACGAGCCATTTACAGAACGATTTGAGAACGATTTAGCAGGTTGGGCAGTTACGTTTGATGTATTAGTAAGAAATGATATTACGATATGTGCCTAACTAAATTAGTTTATAGGCATAGAAGATTAGATAACAACAAAGTTTTCTATG